ACAAGTCGAGGATTGGCTTGGTATAGGCACCGCTTCGGCGCTTGATACAACTTTTCTTACTCAATGCGCTGCAGCTGCAAACGACTTTTGTTTTCAAAGACGTTTAGAAAGCGGCTACATAGACCAAAAAGGTACAAGCCCTAGTAACAGCGTCACCCTGGGAACTATCGCCTACGGCGGTTTTCTGTATCGACAACGCGGCGCTGTAACAGATTTTGCTAGTTTTGACGGCCTACCAGCAGGCAACAGCGTTGGCTTGTCGCCAATGATTAAACAATTGCTAGGTATTCCACGCCCGCAGGTTGCTTAAATGCCTGTTGCTTTTACAGACCTGTTAAACGAGGCGCTAGACGACCTGGCAACGTCGCTAGGGCAAATAACGAATATGCAGGTAATTACAGACCCCCGCAACCTTGTACCGCCTTGTGCGTTCATTGACGCGCCTAGCTTTACCGTGTTTGCTAACAACGTTGTAGAAATGACGTTCCCTGTACGAATAATTACGCTTGGGCCTGGCAACCTTGACGCGCAACGGTCATTACTTAACTTGGCTAGCAAAGTTATTACCAAGAAAATTGGCGTAACCGACGGGCGCCCAACTGTTGCAGTAATTGGCGGCAGCGAACTACCAGCCTACGACTTGACCATATCCCTACAAGCCCAGGCAACCGCCTAGAATAGGTACAACATGAAATACACAATTATTAGCCCCCGCGTCGGTATTCCTGGCGATACATACGAAGCAGTAGACGGCGTTAACGTCGACGCGCTGGTAGCAGGCGGCTTTATTGAACAATCCACCGTTAAGGCGCCTAAAGGTGCTAAAACTAAGACAGACACAAACGAGGAGTAAAGCCCATGGCTACAAGCACTTATCTATCATCACCAAACGTTACGGTTAACAGCGTTTCGCTGCAGGACCAATGCAACGGCCTTACTTTTACGCGCACTATCGAGGCGCTAGAAAGCACCGCATTTGGTAGCGGTTCACGTGTCTACACGGCAGGCCTTGAAAACTCGACGTTGACCCTTGACCTGTACCTATCGTTTGCAGCTACAGAAACTTACGCAACACTCAAAGCTCTTGTAGGAACGTCTACAACTGTTTCGTGGTCGCCAAGCGCAACAAGCCCAGGCACCGCAACTAATCCAACCATGACCCTTACAGGGGCCTATTTGGAAGCGCTACCATACGAAATGGCGCTCGGCACTTTAGGCGCGATTAGCGTAACTTTTACGGGCGGAGTGTATAGCGTCGTTGAAGTTTAATTAAACGCCTGAAAAGGCCCGACACAAAAGGCAAATAATGAAACTTACATTAAAAGTAGAAACCGCAGACAACACTTACGAGGTCGTAACAAACCTTTACGTTATTGTTATGTGGGAACGCAAATACAAACGTAAAGCGTCGGACATGGCCGCAGGTATCGGCGTCGAGGACTTAGCTTTCATGGCATACGAAGCGTCTAAAATAAACAAAATCGTTGTACCCAGCGAATTTGATACGTTTGTAAAAAACCTAACCAACATTGAAGTAGTCGACACCGAGGCCGCAAACCCCATGTAAGGGGCACCCACGGGCGCCAGTTATGCGAACTACTGGTAGCGATATCGTGGTGGCCCCCGTCGGTACCTTTTGACATAGACGACTTAGCTACCGTTGTTGCTGTATTATCGGACAACAACAAACAACGAAAGTAAACGCTATGGGCCAACTGCCGTTACAAATTGAGGGTATTCAAGAAACCCTAAAATTGTTGAACGACATAGACCCAAAATATCGTCGTTTAGTGACCAAACAAATAAAGACCGCTGGCGCGTCTATCTTAAGTGAAGCCCGCCAAATGGTGGCAAGTTTTCCAAACTCAAAAGGCAACGGCGCCCCACTATCGGGCATGGTTCGAGGCAACTTAGTTAAAGGCCGTGAAACTACTTGGCGTACCGACGCCGTACAACGAGGCTTTAAAATTAAAGTAGGTGTGCGCGGCAGTAAAGAGCGTTACGTAAATTTTGACCGTGGCGGTTACACCGAGCAAGTTGTATTTGGTGCAAAACCTTACCGTTTAATGACCGTACAAAGCGCCGACGCTGCAGGCGTTATTTATGACCACGCAGGCCGCAACACAAGTAGCCAATTTGTTACCAACCTAACCGTAGAGGAAGGCAAACAGCCGCGCGTTATCGACGTTGCCGTAGACAAAAACAAACCAGCTGTAACAGCGGAAGTGTTAAAAGTAGTCGAGCAAGTTATGACCGTTACTAATCGTCAAATGAGGGTTCGCTAATGGCTGGCATAAATATACCGATTATTACGTCGTTTGCAGATAAAGGCATTTCGGCTGCAGAAAAAGCGTTTGGCAAGTTTGGCAAAACAGGCGTAGCGGTAGGCGCAGCGTTTGCAGCTTCAACAGGTTTAGTAGTTGCAGGTTTATCTAAAGCCGTAGCCGCAGCTATCGAGGACCAAAAAAGCCAAGCGCTATTAGCCAAACAGTTACAAAACACTACGGGCGCGTCGCGTGGAACTATTGCCGCTACCGAGGATTTCATAAGCCAAATGCAGTTAGCTACGGGCGTAGCCGACGACGCTTTACGCCCCGCGCTGGGTTCATTGGTACGCGCTACAACCGACTTAACCGTAGGGCAAGACTTATTAAACCTTGCTTTGGACATTTCGGCAGGTACGGGGCGCGATTTAGAAACCGTGTCACTTGCCTTGGGCAAAGCGTACAACGGCAATTTAGGCGGTTTAACAAAGTTAGGTTTAGCGCTTGACCCGAACATTATTAAAACTAAAGATTTTGGCGCGGCACAAGCCCAACTAAACAAACAGTTTGGCGGCGCGGCAGCTGCAGCAGCCAACACTTACGAAGGGCAACTAAAACGCCTGGGCATTGTGTTTGCAGAATTAAACGAAACTATTGGCTACGCAATTTTAAACAACAAATACGTTAAAGACGCAATAAGTCGACTGCCCGACGCTGCCGCCGCAGCGATTGAAGCGTTTGGCGAAAAAGGATTAAGTGGCGCGTTATCCGTCTTTTTAGACGAAATGGGCATAGTAGGCGCATATACCAAAAAGTGGGGCGCGTTAATTGCTTACGAATATAACAAAATGGCTTTACGCGCTTATAACGCTTTATCGCTACTTACTGTAGGCCTTATTCAGTTAGTACCTGCAATTAAAAAAGCAGGCGACGAAATAGTAAATAACTTAGTTAATTTAGAATTAGAAATAAGCGCAGCCGATACATACATAGGCGATTTAAATAAAGCAATTTCGGACAATGAAGCCCAAACAAAAAGAACAGCAGCAGAAACCGAACGCTGGGCAAAATATGTAGAAATGTTGGGCGGCAAAATTAAACCAGTTACCGACGGACTAGACGCCAATACGACGTCAAATGATAAAGCCGCTAAAGCAACATACGACTACGCAAAAGCCTTAAAAGAAGGTTTAATAACCGCACTCGATGAAGCTAAGGGCGTTTTAAATGACGCTAAAAAAACCTTTAACGATTTTGCCGACAGCGTAGCCCAAGGCTTATTAAGCGCGTTTAGCTTTAAAGACGCTAAAGACGTAGGCGACGAAACAGGCGGCGGTTTTCTTGCAGGTCTACGGACCCAGGTAACAGGCATTAAAAACTATACAAATGACGTACAAAAATTACTTAACCTGGGATTATCTAAAGACGCATTAACAGCCGTTTTAGCAGCTGGTAGCGACGCAGGCGCCGCCATAGCCGCCGAACTTTTACTAGGTGGCAAAACCGCGATAGATGAAGCTAACTCTTTAGTTGATAGCGCCAATATGGCAGCGCAAAAAGTGGGCATAAACGCAGGCGCTGCCTGGTACCAGTTAGGCGTTGATAACGCTCAAAAAACGGTTGCAGGTTTACAAGCCGAAATAGATACGTTGACCCCAAAAATGATGAAACAAATGGACCGTTTAGCCAACAAACTTAAAAGGACCGTTGACATAACAGTACGAGTAAACGAAGTAGTAACCCGTGCAACAGGCGGCGTAACCAATACGCCAGTAGCGGCACCTATAACAAACCGTGTTAGCGCTCAATCGGCAGGCGATACAACCATAAACATTACGGGCGGGATTAGTACCAGCGCCGAAATAGGCGAAAGCGTAGTAAACGCTATTCGAGCATATAACAGGGCTGCAGGCCCTGCAAATATCGCGGTTTCGTAATGGCTACGTCAGTAATTGAAAGCGGCGACTACGAACTATTTATAGATACGGGCTTTCTTGTTAATAGTTTTCGTTTAGATAACGCCACGGCAGGCGTATTAGATAACACCGAGTTTGTTTTAACAGGTACTACAGAGTTTGCGCCTATGTTGCAATACTCGACAAACGTAAACATACGTCGCGGGCGCCGTGATGTAGGCGACCAATTTAGCGCTGGCACAATGTCATTTAATTTAAACGACAGCCTGGCAGGCGGTACCCTAAACCCGTTGTATTCGTCTAGCCCATACGTGGACCCCAACGAGGAATTTACGCTGGCACCATTACGAAAAGTGTCGTTTGGTCGATACAACGGCGTAGGTACTTTTATTGAACTGTTTAGAGGTCAAATCGTTAATTACGATTATTCGTATCAGTTGGGCCAACAAAACATTATTACCGTGTATTGCGCCGACGACTTTTATTTGTTAGCCCAAACCGCGTTAGCCGAATTTAACGTATCCGAGCAACTATCGAGCGCCCGCCTATCTGCCGTACTTGACTTGCCCGAGGTTGCTTATCCCGCTTTAACGCGTGACATTGAAACGGGAACGCAAACGCTGGGCGGGGCAGCCGCTTACACGGTGCCCGAGGGTACAAACGTAAAGGCGTATATTGACCAAATACAAGCCGCAGAGCAGGGCCGTATTTTTATATCACGTGCAGGCGATTTTACGGCGCAACCGCGCGTAGGTCAAACTTTGTCGGGTAGTGTCGCAGACTTTCACGACGACGGCACCAACATACCGTATAACTCGTTAGGCATTATTTTTAATGCGGACCTAATCGTAAATAGGGCAAGTATTCAACATTTAGGCGCCACAAGCCCCGAGGTTGCCGACGACCTAGTAAGCCAGGCTAAGTACCTAATTCAAAATACAAGCATTACAAACAGCCTTTTACACAATGACGCGGCAGCACTTGACCTGGCTAACTACCTGTTAGTTGGCGAACCCGAAGCGACGTTTAACGCCGTGCAAACCGATTATTTAATGCTTACAACAGCCCAACGCGAAACCTTGGCGCTAGTCGACATTGGCGACACGATAACGATTACCAACACAATTACAGGCGGTCAGGTAGCCCAGGAACTAGCGGTAGAGGGTATCGAAATACAGGTAAACGTAAACAACGGCCATAGGGTTACGTTCTATACGTCGGCCACGGTCATTGTTTACGAGTTTAGTTTGGACGACGTAATTTTTGGTAAATTAGGCATACAAGACCCGCAACCAGTTTTAGCGTAAAGTAGGACTTATGGCAATCAAAACGTTTACAGCAGGCGAAGTATTGACAGCCGCCGACACCAACACGTATTTGGCTAACAGCGGTTTGGTATATATCAAGCAACAGACCATTGGAAGCGCTGTCGCAAGCGTCACGGTATCTGACGCATTTTCTACAACTTATGACAACTACAAAATTGTGGTAAGTGGCGGCCTTGCTTCTGGTTTGACTACTTTAGTATTGACCCTTGGTGCATCAGTTACTGGATACAGTTCTGGAACTTTTTATGTTAGTTACGGTTCAACGACACCGCTCGCAGCGTCAGACAACGCTTCAAGCTCGTTTGGCTATGCTGGATATGCCACAACAGGTTTTATTGCTTTCAACCTTGATGTAGTAAACCCATTTTTAGCAAAACCAAC